AATAGGAGAGTTCAACAAGGCTTTCCTCATTTTCTTTTGTAAAAATTTTGTAGCTACTTCATCAGATACATCATCCCCTAACTTTACGCCAAGTTGCCTGTTCATTACCCCTTTCATTTGCCTGAAAGTCATTCCATCAAGGAAAGCTTCTTCCAAACCACCACGACCTAACTTCATAAAAGCAGTCGTAATCAAACCTGTAACAGTTCCCGCCAACAAAGCAGATCCAATCGCTGCGTCATACTTCTCATCATGAGACATATCTTCAGGCATTGAATTGTATATGGTGGTAAACATTCCACCTGCACTTCTATTAGCTGACGTTACAAACAGAGAGCCAAAGGTTTTAGAACTCATGAGAAGCTTGTTATCAAGCATCTGGTTGTAGACGTTTATTGCTTCGATAGCATTTTTCTCGCTCGTGCTCCTTATAAGTTTTTCTTTTAAATTCTTTTCTGCTAGTTCCCTTACTGCAACTTCTCTAGGGTCCAATACCCTTGAATATCCAAGACCTGCATCAACAGTCTTTTCTAAAAAATCTTTTTTGCTGGCTGTTCTTAACACTCCCCCAAGCATCCCTTTAGCAAATCCTTTGGCCGTAAGAGTAGTACCTGTCTTGAGTCCAATGTAAGCTGCACCACCCGCACCCATTGTAGCCATACTTAGAGCAGCCGTTGCTCCTATATCTACAAGCACTGGAGCAACCATAGTCATAACATCCATACCTAAGCCGTATTCCTGATTGAATAACTTAGCGACTTCTCGTCTTCTGGATTCTTCTTGAGCGGCTTCTCCTAACCTTCTAGCAGCGTCTTCGCTTTTAAATAAAAGAGCAGCGGGGATGTTGTATAAAGAAGTAAAAGAATCGCCTATAGAAGCCAGTATAGAAGTAGACTGGTTTTTAAAAGCGTCGTAATTTTCTTTATTAGATAAGAATTTATCAAGAGTCTCTACAGGATCTTCTCCTGCTTGAGCTCCCTGAGCAGAAGCAGCTATCCATTTTTCAGAAGTAGCTTTAGTTTCTTTTAGTATGTTATTAACAGACTCATACCTTTGCCTCTTATAAAAATCTCTTTGGTTTCGTAACGAATCTTTTTGCTTATCAGTTAGCCTTGTATCTTTTTCTAGGGCCTCTTCAAAACGAGTAGGCTGCAACATAAGTTGTGGGTGCGCTACTGCTGTCGTACCATACACACGAATATTTTTAGTCAGGTCTGCGTCTTCCGAAAAGTATTCAAACTCTCCAGAAAGGTTAGCCCTAAGAGCAGCTTGTTCTTCTATAACAGACCTAATCTCTTCATCAGAAAATCTTTTAGAAGCAAGGTTTAAATTAACGTCTTTGTCTTTAGAGTATTGCTCGGCTAATTGTTCACGTAGTAATTTGTTTAAAAAACTCCTGTCTTTTTTGACAAATACTCCACCGTGTAGTTCTTCTTTAGCAGACCTGCCCTGATCTTCTCTAATAAGTAAATCAGATAAAGCATCGAAGTTTTCTCTAGCTTGGTCATTACCCACCTCATCCGAAAGTAGGTTTTGTACTTCATTTAATAATCGGCTTCTCCTCTGATCTTTAAATCTGTTAGCTCCAATATCGCTTCCCTGCTGTAATCCTGACTGAACGAGAATAGCATCTTCATAAGAAACAGCTCCATCGCGAACAGCATTTTCAAAAGCTGAAACAGGATTCATTACTGAAGTCCCGCCAATAATTTGTCTGCTTCCATCAAGATTACTTAACGAAGCAAAAGGAAGTTCTCCTATATCAACAAGAAATGACTTAGCATCATTTAAAGTTTTGTTAAGAACCTCTTCACTCTCACCGTTTTCTTTCCCCTGCTTCCAAACACTCGCGACGTTTTCTCCAAAAGCTCTAGTAACAAGATTAGTCTGCTTGTCTAAAGATACAGGATTAGGTTTAAATATCTCAGAGTTCGGGGTCTCTTCATCAATAAATCCTTCTTCTAGTAAGTGTCTTTTTAAAGAGGCATTGATATTACCTTCAACAGCTTCGGTTAAAGTACCCTGATCGAACCAATGCATACGATGGTAGTTTGCATAGCTCCTCCACTTTTGTTCACGATCTGGTATTCCTGATCCAATTTGAGCGTCCCATGTATCAAAGTCTAAAGGAGGCGTAACATTATCGGCCTCCTGTGGGTTTTGTAATAGCGTTGCAAGGGGTCCTAAACCCTTAGAAGAAGGCGATATTTCTGACATAGCAGTAAATAAGGTTATGTTGTGTTATTAGATTTTAAAAAATAGATCTTTGTTCTGTTTTAGCTTGTGCGGTCCCTAAAGGAGAAGCTCCTTGATTGGATAAAAATTGTCGTGTTTGCATAACCACCATATCGTTTAGTTCTTGAGCTAATGTGTCAAGATCTCCAGTTTCAAGTATTCTTCGTAACTCTACTGTTCCTTTATCTTTTGAGGTTAGTTGTGATGTACTAGAAAGGCCAAGACTGTTAAGTATAATATTTCTGATGTATTTCTTTTTAAACTCATCAGTATTTCCCTTTGCGCCTTTTGCTTGCTCTGGGTCTATACCCAATGCGCCTAATAAAATTAAATCTTCCGTCGTCAGTTCGTCCTGCCCTGTTACCCATTTCGTAGCAGTGTTAGCGTGTTTTTCTAAAAAGCTTAACATGGCTTCCTGAGACTTTTGACCTCTAACTGTCTGCCTCTGTTTAGCTAAACCTCTAGCAAGTGCGCTATAGCTATCTATTTCATTTTGTGATAAACCTGATATGCCTTGTATTCCTGCTTCATCTCCTATCTCGGCAAGCTTTAATGCTATAGATCGCGGAGCTGTTCGACTTGCTCCTGTAGCAGATGTGGTCTTATCAAATAAACCAATCAAGTTAGCAGTTGCAGGATTGTTAAGAGCTGTAGGATTATCAGTAAGTATATCTAACATCCCTTTAGTTCTTTGTTCCTGAGACACTCCAGTTTCAAGTAAAGGCTTTAAGCGTTGAGCAACAATAGGAGCAAGGTTAGCGGCTTTACGTTCTTCACGCATCTTACGTTGAGCGTCTACAACACCTAAGAAAGCTGCTTGCCCTTTGTCAAACGCTTCAAACTGTGGTTCAAATCTTCTTCTAAACCCTTCTTGCTCTGAAGGAGTCATACCTGAATTAGCAAGATCACTAAAGAACTGCCCACGCATAGGGGCTATATCTCTTTGATAATCAAAGTCGGGTTGAGCTGCAAGCTTTTGAGATTCAGCGATCAAGTTAGACGCTTCATTCTCCATGATGCGGTGCTCTGGTCTGTATATAGTAGGCTCATTAAGACGAGCCTGTTCAGCAGCCATAGCCATTTGACCAGCCTGACTTGTATATCCTTTTCTTCTTAACCGACGAGACGCACGTTTAAGTTTATTGGAAACACGATCACGAGAAAACCGAGCCATTATATATTTCTTCTTCTTCTTTTATCTAATTCACGTTGCTCCTCAATCATTGAATTGAAAGATGGAGGTTCTTTAGGAGCTTCATAAGTTCTTCGTCCCTTTGGAATATCTCCCGATAAAGCGCGGGGCATAATTCCTGTATCTTTAAAAAATTGTTGCTCTCCTTTTTGTGCAGTAGCTACATCTCTCATTCTGGACTTAGCCCTATTCAAAACAGTAGCTTTGTTCTGTTGCTGTTCTCTAGCCATTCTATCACGGACGACTAAATTCCTAGCAGCTACTTGTTCATCAGTCCTTTGTTTAAAAGGAGTTGGCTTCCTCATTTCTCTAGCAGCAGTAAGAATACTACTGGAACCTAATTGATAAGTGTCTCCCGCTAAAGTTTCGCGAGCTCTATCTAGAGCAGTTTTTTTAGTCTGAGGAAGAGCTAACTGCGATTTCACATTCCCCGACATCCTCTTAGAAACATTAGCAGCAACCTCATCATCCCGCGCAATTAATGCTCTTCTTTGCTCTGGAGTCATCCCTCTAAATTGTTTTCTAGTAACACCTCTTATCCCCCCACCAGTAGACCCCATCGAGCCAGAACCTGCTCCTGCTGTTCCTTGTGGTCCTGTTGATCCTGTAGGTTCTGCGGGTTGAGCTGTACTAACAGGAGGAGTAGAAGGTGATTCAGCTTTTTCGGTACTCTCTGTCGGAGGTTTCATATCCGCAAAAGCTTTTTTTGAAGCTATGCTGTCCCCTATAATTTGCTCTTTAGTTAAATTAGGAAAATACTTGTCTAATTTTTTTTGATCTTCAGGAGAAATTGAACCTCTGGAAAACCTTGAAACTAAACCAGATAGCTCATTAAATAACTTTTTAGTCATTAACCCCGTACTAAAATCCATATTAGGGTTAAATTGCCTACCTCCTTTTAAAAGAGTATTTCCAAAAACTTCAGGGTTCCTTTGGACAAACTGTTTAGCTGCTATATCTATTGCGTCGGCCATAAACTAAATTTAAACTCTTTTTTCATAAAGGCAACACGCTAAACCCTACATATATTATTCTTCTATATACCTAATTAAGTTTATTCTATTAATTTAGAATAAACTTAATTACAGTTCTGAGAAACTTTTCAGTTTACTTTTACAAAGGATTGTTAGCAAGAATACCTGTTAGCCTCTTCATTGATTTGTGCGGTCTTGGCTTTCCTGATGGAGAAGCCGAAGGAGGGTCGACCGCTACTAAACCGTGCCTTTGTCGAGCTACATCTAAACATAAGAAAGCTGCGTCCGCTAAGTCAGGGCTTTTACCGAACCTAGATTTAAATTCTACTTTAGATTCCATCTTCATCCTCAAGCTCGACCCTTTGACCATGTCATATTTTCTTCCTGTTATTTCTTGAGCTAGATCTGACGATATACCGAACAGTTGTTTAGTCCTTATTAATTCCTTTCCAACAAACCAAAGTTCGGTTACCCTATTAGTATACAATTCATGCGCTAGTTTTTTACTATTAGCACTGACTTTTTTATCCGTAGCCTTCCCTCCAAATGACACCCGAAGAATATCATCACTCCACTCCCCTGCCAGCAAGTCACATAAAGGAGCTCCAGCTCCTGTCGAGTCTACTGCCAGATCAAGAGGAAGAACCCCCCGTTTCTCACACTCCCGACGAACCTGCTGAACAACCTGATAACTCCGAGGGGTACTCTTGTTGGTGGCATCGTCATTGATTTGAACGGCTTCTCCTAGTTCACATACATATTGGCCTGTCGTATCATAACCGACCTTGCCAAATACTAACATACATCGGTCACCTGAATTAGTGAACGCGGGGTCAAATCCACATATATTTACAGGACTACCTTTCCATTGAACCTGCCTCATGGACCCTGATCTCGCTAGTTCTGCTTCAGTATAAACACCTTCTGCTTCATCACTATCGAAGAAAACAGCACGTACCATCCGCATATAACCTCTACTATTAGGGCCTAATAAAGCCTTATCTTCATTTAGTTTTTCAGTTGTTGGTAGCCAAGGGTATAGTACTTCGTCAGCTAGAACATTAGGAGATCTCTCTGCATCGAACCTAATATAAGTACCACCCCACTTTGTTTCCCATGTGTCAGCAGAGTTTGTATCAACTGAATCCCATCCACCTTTAGGTTCTGAGAAAACTCCAAAGGCATCGAATCGAGACGAGGGGTTACTAAGAGCGACCAGAGAAAAAGAAGGGTTCTTAGATAAGTTTGATAACGAAGCTTGTAAGATACTTTCACTTAACTCAGAAAGCTCATCACCAATCAGTATAACTTTCTTTTGTTTAATACCGATGAGTTTACCTATAGCATCTTTAGTTCTGCTTCTTTCTGACGCTATCAAAGATAGTCCCGCTTTTTCTACAAGATTACCTGATGGTGTAACGTAACAAGCGTTACCTATACTGTCTCTAATTCTTATAGGTGCTAGACCCTCAAGGGGTAACAACAAACTGATCACTGATCCCCAAATCCTTTTCCTTGCTTCACGAAGCGTGGTTGATGTTAAAAGAACCAGAGTATCTTGGGGTTGGGCTAACCAACTAAGAACTCCCCACGCAGCTAGTGTATGTGATTTACCTGAAGAAGCTGCTCCTCCTATAGCAACATACTTGTTTTCAATAACAGCTCTGATCATTTCTTCTGCCCACGGATGCCTAACCATCAATGGTTCAGCAACTAAATCAGGGTTATTGAAAAGCTCATCACACAATCTCCAGAAATAATATTCCCTAGCGTCATGATCTGTGTGATGATGAAACCCATACAACAAAGCTGTTAAAGTATTTGTAGGGGGTAATATCAAACCACCAACATCCATTTTTTGTTTGGTGTTTATCCGTGGCTCAAATTTAAAGTTCTTCTTAGTCACACTTGAAATCTATTAGTTATAAAGGTAATGTTAATTACTTTGTCAAAAAAGTCTAAAAAAGATATTTTACTAGAACGAGCTCTTGAAATGATAAGTGCTGGATATAAGCACGTAAATATATGTAAAGAGTTGGATATACATCCGTCTACGCTTAGGCGGTGGTTACGTAAAGAGGGGATCAAAGCTAAAGAAGAACCTAAAGAACCAAAGAAACTCGATGTTGTTCAAGACGTTTTAGATAAAGAGCTAGAAAAGAAAACCGATGATGCAATAAAGATTGCTAAACATGACGCAAGAAAAGCTGAAGACGAAGCTATGATGGAAATAGCTGAATCTCAAAGTAGCCCTGCTGAGAAGTACCAATCTTACATAGCTGCTGCGGGTATTAAGCTACTAAGAGATTCTGTAAAAAATCTAAGAGGACCTAAGACAGTTCGCGAACTATCAGAACTAGATCAGTTGATAAGAAGGAACTTAGGTTTAAATGCAAAGAATGCAGGAGGAGCAGGTAAAGTACAAATAGACATTAGTATTTTACATAACACCAAAGCCGATAGGGGCAATGGATCAATAAAAATAAAAGACGAAGATATAATCGATGCCGAAGAAGCCGAATGAATTTGAGATCGAAGAAGATGCGGAATCTGTTTTGTTATTGTATGCAGGACTAGAGGACGCTTTCATTGGTACTGTAGAGCAGTATGGCAGACCTCCTATAGCATGTTATAGTAAGACTATAACACTTGAGCTTTTGCAAAAGAACTATGAATTAACGGAGAAACAAGCCATTGAAAAGTTTGAGTTTGAATATTTACAAAACAATTTTGAAGAAGCAACCCCATGTTGGCTGGACGACATATAAAACCAAAACCTCTTTTTCCTAATAAAGAAATTGTTTCAGATCCTTGGATTGTTAAAAGAGAGGAAATACCTCCCTCTGACTTTACTTTTTGTTGTGACTTACTAGCAGGAGAATATTATTTAGTTATACCTGCAACAGCAAGAGAAGTTGGTTTCCTCCAGCTACTACAGAAA